TCTAAGCTGGCTGAAAAGATATTGCTTGACGGTCTCCAAAGAGATGAGATTGATCTTGCTCTTGAAATCGATGATGATGATGCTATTGAGAAAATCACAACTAAGATCATCAGAAAGCTAGATCATGGCAATGAATGAAAAGACCAAGCTCGTTAAAGAAAAAACAGGGATGAACATTAAAGATTTAGCTAAAGAAATCGGATATCATGAAACGACTATTGTCAATGTTCTGAGAGGTAAGCATCAATCTAGCTATACATTGGCCAAAATACTCGCAGAAAAGACAGGTATGTCACCGCTTTACTTCTTGGAGGATGATCATGACAATGAATGAAAAGACCAAACTCGTTAAAGAGAAGACAGGGATGAGCATTAAAGATTTAGCTAAAGAAATCGGATACACAGAAAAAACAATCGTTTGTGCATTACGAGGAAAGCAAAGAGCTGGTTATGATCTTGCTAAAATACTCGCAGAAAAGACAGGGCAAAGCCCAATTTACTTTATGGAGCATGATCATGGCAAAGAGTAAAACAACCGATAAGATCGTTAAAAATGATACAGTTGATTCTAAAGTTGGCAAAAATAGCACAGCACTATCAAAAAAGCCACAAGAGGATAAATCTGAAATCGCAAAGCAAAAGCGACTGATCTCAATTGAGCAAGTGCTTGAGTTTATATCTCAAGGCCTCTCTCAAGGTGATGCTCTTTCCCTTGTTGGTGTTGCATATAGTACTTGGAATGGCTGGATGAAGAATGATCCTGAATTGGTGGCTGATATCAAGAGAGCTGAAATCTCTTTAAAGATCAAGCATCTTCAGAATATCCAGCGACATGCTGAGAATGATGTGAGAGCCTCCCAATGGCTTCTAGCTCGTAAATTTCCTGCAGAATTTGGGGAAAAGCAAACGATCGATATGAATACACGAGGGGATGACAATAAAGTTATCATCAATGTGATCCAGCAGGTGCAAAAAGAAAAACACGCTCAAGCTATTGAGATCAAGCATGAGCTACCTGATGAGATAGATGATGAAGAAGACTGATCTAAAGCTCAATCTCAATCCCCTGCAGGTTGATCTGATTGATAAGCTGATTTACTCAACAGACCCATTTATTGCCGTTCGTGCAGGTTGGGGGAGTGGCAAGACATCAGCACTTGTCTTTGCCTTATGGACATGGAGCAAACTGCACCCCAATAAATCATCTCTCTTGGTGACTGATACAACACCACGCTATCGATCTGTTTTAGGTCCAGAGCTTGAAAAGTGGCTTGTGCCTTATGGTTGGCAATATCATCAGCAAGATGGCAAATGGCAAGCACCAAACGGCCATGTTGTATGGACACGATCTTATTTCAGACCAGGTACAAGAGATGCCACACATAACCCTCTTGAAGGTCTTAACATAACATCAGGTCTTGCTTTGATTGACGAGTGCCAAACTCTCTCTGAAGAGGTAGCACAAAAGACGCTTGGTCGTCTTAGATCAGGCCCATCGCCTAAGTTGATCATGGTAGGCTTGCCCGTATGGGATGCTTGGTGGGTGAGTTTTGCTGAGAAGGCTGCATGCACTCCAATCTTTTATGCAAGCCATGTCAACAAAGCCAACCTCTCTGAAGCTTGGTTTGATGCCGTTAAGAACTTGCCTGAAAGTGAACGGCTGGCAATGGTGGAAAATCAACCTAGACCACCTCAAGGCGTTATTTATAGCGAATGGACTTTATCCCATGTTGTGAGCAATTGGAAGTATGATCAGAGCATGTCATCAAGGCTAGTCATTGACTTTGGCTTTAGAAAGCCTTCAGTTTTGATCTTAACTCATGATCCAATCTTAGAAGCTGATGTTATTTGTGCTGAAATCAATCCACAAGAAATCACATTGTCAGAGCTTGCCAAAGAGATCTTAAAAATTGCTTGTCCTAGAGATATGGCTAAGAAGTATCCCAATCGAATTTTGCTTGATGGTGCAAGCGGTGATAAGGCTGGCTCAGCTAGATCAGATCGTACCGCTCAATCAGCTTTTCATGAGCTTTCAAAATCACCTGATCAAGGTGGCATAGGGATGCCTTTTAGATGGTGTACTGATCCAATACGAACTGACATCTTAAACGGTATTCAGCGAGTTAAAAGATTGATCCATCAAAGGAGAATTTTATGCACCTCTGAGGTTTGGGAAAGAGGAGCAAATTCTATTGGCAACAGCTTTAGAAAAGCGATCTTATCTTATGCTTGGGATGGTAAAGAGACGCCTAAAAAAGACGGTAGAGAAGATCCACTAGACGCATTGAGATACGATATTATCAATTGGCTTTGGAGAGATAGCGAGATCATAGCTGATAAGCCTGTGCCTACTACATCTCCAACCGTCAAGAGCAAGCTCAATATGGTGCAATCACATATCAAGGCGATGAGGAGTCACTGATGCAAGACAAATTCAAGAAGATCACTGATGATCTAGCAACAATCTTATCCATCAAAGATGAAGCCTATGGCAATGCTTTTGATAAAACAACACACATTCTATCCTTGCTTTATCCCAATGGGATTAAGGTTGAGCAATACAAAGACTTGCATGTTGTCATTCGTATGCTTGATAAAATCTCAAGGATTGCAAGGGATAATGATCCACTTGGTGAAAGTCCTTATATGGACATAGCAGGCTATTCTATTCTTTCACTCGCTAGGGATAACAAATGCTAGAAGAAAACAAGATACATTTAGGCGATTGCCTTGACCTGATGCCGTCCATTCCATCGAAGTCGGTTGATATGATACTTTGCGATTTACCATATGGAACGACCGCCTGCGAATGGGATTCGATTATCCCTTTAAATAGGTTATGGGCTGAGTATGAACGAGTAATCAAAGACAATGGTAACATCGTTTTAACTGCTCAAGGTATGTTCTGTGCTGAGTTAATGTGTTATAGGAAAACTTGGTTTAACCATGATTATGTGTGGATAAAGAACCAACATTCAAACTTTGCCTTAACAGGCTTCCAACCGCATAGGTATTTTGAGAATGTCCTTATATTTAGACCACCTAGAGCAGAGATGAGAAAAGGCGATTTTTCAAAGGGTTTAAATAAAGAGCTGAGAGCATATTTTAGGCAAGTAAATGATTTCATAGGTTTGAAATCATCAAAGATAGAGCAGATATTAGGACATAAGGGATATTTTAGGACATATATTGTTGATTCACAATTTGATCTATGCACAAAGAAAACCTATGATCAATTGATCGAGTGTTTCAAGATTGACCAGATGCAGGGCTTTTTGAACTTTGAAACTTTGCAATCTATGAAAGAAGAATTGATTCCTTATACTTTTAACTTTGATGATCGTATTAAAAGTACAAAGCAAATAAAGAACGCCGCATTTGGAAGTAGGGATACATTAGGGAATTGTGCAAAAGACTACAAAGGACACATAAGCAAAGCCTATGTTAACTATCCTAGAAATGCACTCTATTTTGATGTTGAACGGGGCATCCATCCAACACAAAAGCCAGTAGCCTTGTTTGAGTACCTAATCAAAACCTACTCCAATGAAAACGAATTGATCCTAGATAATTGTAGCGGTAGCGGTACAACGGCCATAGCTTGCATGAATACCAATAGACGGTTCATTTGCATTGAAAGGGATGAAACCTATCACCGCAAGTCAATTGAACGAATGAATAACCATGAACCACTATTTCATTTACCTTAATGCATAAAATGGAGATGATATGATGCAGAAAAAGCAAAAGATGATGCAATTCTTTGGCAATGATTTAGATGCTAGATTGTGCATGATTGAGGATATGATCGAGAGAGGCGAGGTTTATCAAGGCTATTCTAGTAAATATACAAAATCACAAAAGAACATTCAATCAAAGAGAATCAGAGATGCAGATCTTATCAAAGCTGTTTCATCAGATAGGACTTGGAAAGAGATCGCTTATGAGTTAGGCGTGACTATTTCAGCCGTTAGATTTAAATGTGACCAGCTTGGGATTACAAAAGAAAAATTGCATCGTTTTACTAAGAGATCGAAGAGCTGATTTTTTTGATCTTCTCTTCAACTCTATCAAGGCGATCAGCTAGATCATCATCGCCAACTAGAATTCTAGCTTGATCTTTGGCTTGTGCATCAATTCGACTTTCTAAAGCATTGATCTTCTTCTCAATGTCTTTTCTCTCAAAGTCGCAAACCAAAGCATGATCCTTATCTTCTCGCTCTTTTTTTTGCATCTTTTGAAACATAAGCACGATCAAGATGATGAGTGCTAAAGGTGTGTTGTCTTTGGTGATCTTCATGAGTTGCTCAAATTGATCGATCTCAGGTGGCAATTCAATGCTTGAGTGGGTAGGCTGGATAGGTTGAGCTTGTGCAATAATCATCGGCTCGTCTAGTGGTGCTAAAAACATATCTTCTTCTTTCTGATATATAAACTGATCAGGGATCACCTTTATTTTACTAGGCTTTTTGAGTAGCTTTTCAACTTTCTTTTCTCCATAGTGGATGACTAGCTTTGAGCCTTCTTTAAAATCGCAAGCCTCCACATCATAAACATTGCCTTTAAAATAAATCTTGCCTGTTGTGGTGATAAAAAATTCATCATCGATTATGCACATATTTTCTCTTTCATGTGTTTAAGGTATGGTTTTTTTGAGAGTCGCTAGGTGCTTTTTCTGCTTTGAGCATCTAGCAATTTAAAATTTTATTTGATATAATAGCATTTTATGCAATATGATAAGTTGATATATTCTTTTAGGTGATGTTTATGACGGTTTATCCATATATGACAATGACAAGCTCAACCAAAGAGATGCCATATTTATCGCAAGAGCGACCACACTATCAATCTTACGGTATCAGTGGAACATCCATTCAAGGTGGCTACATCACAGGGAAAGAACAAAATCCAGCTTTATCAGGCCGTTCATGGACGAGAGAAGCTGAAGATATGTTGGCAACTGATCCAATCATCAGAAGATCTTGGAGCTTGGTTAAGCAAACTCTATTGTCAGCTAAATGGGAATTTAAAGCTGGTCGAGATGGTGATCAAACAAGTGAAGAGCTTGCAAGATTTGCAAACGAATGCTTTGGCTTTAAAGGCTACCCAGGTATGATGGAGATCAGCTTTGAGGATCAGCTTAATTATTTGCTAGAATTTATTCCACATGGCTGGAGATATGCTGAAGAAATTTATTGTGTTGCTAAAGACTCCATCGGAAAAGAGAAGGTATTTTTAAAGAGATATGCTGATCGTGAGCCTTCATCTCATCAGCAATGGCTATCGATGGATAAACAAAATCTTGATGGTGTTATTCAAATCATGGTTGGCGGTGTTACTCCTGAACCTATTCCAGCATCAAAACTTTTGCTATTGACTCTCAATCGCACCGGATCAAATTTTGAAGGTATCGGGCTTTTGCGTCCTTGTTGGTGGTGGTGGAAAGAGAAGCAAAGAGCGGCAACACTGATGGCAATTGGTCTTGAAAAGTGGGCTGTGCCTACTCCAATCGTCAAAGTCAATCGTCAAGCCGTTGATCAGATGGGCATCTCAAATGGAGATGTTGAGGCAATGATCAATGAAGCACAACAACAAGCTCAAGCTTATGTAGTGCAAGAGCAAAGCTATCTAGTAGAAAATAATATTGTGTCTTTTGATACCTATGGAGGATCATCAGGCTTTGATGCTAATGGTGCTTTACAAGTTATTCAAGAATGTGACAATCAAATCTCACAAGCCTTTATGGCTCAATTTATGAATTTGGGAATCTCTGACACTGGATCAAGATCAGTTGGAGAGGTGCATCTATCGGTATTTAGAAGAGCATGTATCAATTTTCTTGACTTGGTGGCTAGTGCAATCAGTGGGCAAGATAGACGAGGGGGCGGAACTATTGGCCGTCTCATTCGGTGGAATTATGGCAACATTGAAGCAACTAAATTGCCTCGCTTGGTGCATAGTGGTTTAGATACCGATGCACTAGCAGAAGCACTTGCAAGCTTGCCATCATTGGTACAAGCTCAATTATTGACGCCTGATGATGATCTTGAGAGAGCAATCAGACAAAAGATCGGTGCTGGTCAATTGCCAATTGAGGCAACAAGGACGGCACAAGATCGTGCTGTTGCACAAAATCCAGCTTTAGCTATGGCTGAAAGACTGAGAGCAATCAGATGAACGAGAAACAAATATCACTTGCTAAACAAAGATTGATGAATAGAAGATTTAATGCTTATCTCAATGCACCTAAGAAATATGATGGAATAGATTTTACTCCACCTCAAGGGGCAAGAGATGCAGCAATCAGAGCATTAAAGAAACGAGCTGAACAGCCACCTTCAAAAAGAGGGATGACAGCCGTTGGGATTGCTAGAGCAAGAGATTTATCTAACGGCGTTACCTTATCACCTGATACCATTAAGCGAATGGTTGCCTATTTCACAAGGCACGAAGTCGACAAGCAAGGCTCAACATGGGCTGAATATGGTAAAGGTAGACAAGCTTGGGATGGTTGGGGCGGTGATGCTGGTTATACTTGGGCAAAGAAAATTTTAGCACAAATGGAGAGAGCTGATGAGAAAGAAAAGGCATTGTCAGAATCTTCCTTGCCGTCCTCCAATCGTACTGACATTAAGGTATTTAGAGAAAGAATCAGGTTGGGAGAAATTGCTTTATATCCAGGATCAGACATTAAGGTGCTTTCTGTTGGTAAAGTCAACAGTCGCATCAATGGGAAGACGATTCAAGATGTCACGCCTGAGATCCTTGCTGAGATCGTAAGAGTATTCAAGGCAAGGCTCAATGAAGATCCTGTTATCATCGATTGGAATCATCAATCATCTCCCTTTATGGATAACGGGCCAACTGATCCAGCTCAATCTATGGCATACGGTGAAATCTCTGATGTATATGTAAAAGATGATGCACTTTATGTAAAACCTCTATATACTCAAGCAGGCCTCGATCTAGTGAAAGCTAGTGAAGGCGTTTTATATCCATCACCTGAATTTTTAGTAGGTGATATTTATGCAAGGGAAGATGATCCAAAGCCAATCGGATTTGCTCAACTTCAAGCTGTCACCTTGACGGCTAGACCAGCTCAATCTAAAAATAAAATCAGTCGTGTTTTACTCATGGAGAACATAATGAATCCAGAAGAATTAAAGGCTATGACAGCTGATCAACTCGTGGCTTTAGTGCTAGAAAAAGATCAACTAGTCAAGCAACTAGAAGCTCAGTTGGAAGGCGTCAAGTCAGAAAATGATGAGCTTACTAAAGACGAATCAGAAGGCGAGATCGAGATTTCACTTGAAGGCGAATATGCCAAAAAAGATGAAAAAAAGATGATGGCTGAAGAAGATAAAAAGATGATGGAAGATGAAAAGAAAATGTCTGAAGCCACCGCTTTATCTGAAAAGGCACAAGCCAAACTGATGAATGAGCTACATGCACAAGTCACTTCTTTGTCTGAACAAGTCAAGACCTTACAAGCTGAAAAGCATCAAGCTGAAAGAAAGCTTGTTGTTGACGGCTTGCTTAACACTGGCAAGATTGCACCTAGTGAAATTTCCGCCGTTGAATCAGCCTATGATATCAAGGATAAATTCCCAGCTATTTGGCAATCATTCAGTGAAAGAAAAGCAAATCAAGCGATCAACCTTTCTGAAAAGGGGCATGCTAGCACCGCTCAAGAGATCAGCTTTATCGATCAAGTGAATGAAATCAAAAAGACAAAAGGCATCACATTTTCAGAAGCCTTAAATGTCATGAAGAACGAACAACCTGATGCTTACATCAAACATTTCAAAGGATAATAATCATGAGCTTAAATAATCATGCTATCTATAAGACCTTTATCGCATCTGCATCTATCACCGCTTTGACCTTGGTTAAGCTCGATAGCGATGCAAAAGTAACTCCTTGCACCGCGTCAACTGATGTCCCTGTTGGTATTGCTCAACTTGCTGGTGCAAGTGGTGATGCTATCAATGTATGCATCAGCGGCGTTTCTCGTGTTGTTGCTGGTGGTACAATCACAGCAGGCACTCACTTTTTTGTTCAACCTGGTACCGCTGGCAAAGTGTATGCTTATGATGGTACAGGTGCAAATACTCAAATCATCGCTGGTCGTTTCTTGCCAAATGTTGCAAATACCGCAGCAAGTGCAAATGAAGAAATCGAAATCTTTTTCAATGTCTCTTTAGGAGTCTAATCAAATGGCAAATTCTAGTTATAGCAATATTCATCCAGTCAACGAAATCCTTCGCAACCTTGCCATTGAAGCAATTCCTAGCGATGGACAACTGATCGCCGATCAAGTTATTGAAAATGTTGATGTCAAAGCAATTG